AAACTTATTATGCTTTACATCACCAATTTCATGTATCGCATAAATATCATTTCTGTGTATCTCAAACAACTTCTTGAAATCACCCAACAAACTTTGCTTTACTTTCTTTGTCCACCTTACGCAATCACAATGAATAAAGGTGAAACCACAATCGTTTTCCAAAAAGACAATGTAATCATTGTTGTAGATTACTGGAATCTTCACGCAGTCTGTTGTTGTTCTTGTTGAATGGCTGCCGCCTCTGCAAGTGCTTGCGCTGCTACTGCCGCATCATGCACTGCTTGTTCTTCAGTGGTGTACTCAACTTGAGTGGTTTCGCCTGTTTTGCAATTAACTACTGTTCTGTGTGTCATGTTATGCCTTTGGGTATTTGGTTTTGACAGCAAGACAAGCGGCAATGTACGCATCAATCTGCGCTTGGTCGCCTTTGACTACACCATCAAGGTAGTCAGCCATTGGAGGATACTCAGCAGCACGTTTTTCTGCGTAGGTCTGTGGCACAGGCGTTGGCACGACAACATCAATCTGAGTCATTCCCTTTGACCATTCAGGTAGTTCACTCACACCATCCCAGTCAAATTGATAGTAACCATCGTTTTTATCTTTGAACGCTATCATTAAGCTACCCTCGTTATTATGAATTGAACAAATTGCGGAGAGCTACCTGCACCTGCACCCTCGCCATGTGAGCGTATAACTGAACCAGCAAGGAGGAAGAACGTGCCGCTGCAAGAGGCAATATTATTTGCTGTCATTGAAAGGGCAACTAGGATTTCGCCAGCGGCTTGGTTGCCTACGTTTAAAGTAGGTGTAGTATCGTTTAAGGTTATTGCGTTAGTAAATGCAGAAGACGTTGTTTCGGTTGTAGCAATACCATAAACGCCAGTAGTATTTATGGTGAAAGATGCTCCAAGAGTGGCACTGTCAGTATAAGTAATATCAGTACCTTGGTTAGTTACGGTATTGGTGTATCTGCGAATCTTTGTATTTGTACTACCCCAACCATTAGCCGTATTTAAGCGAACCATGCTTCCGCTAGATGGCCTGACTAATGTTTGACCACCCACACCTTGAATCGTACTTGGTGCAGTTGCCCACGTTCCCGCTGTGGCCTGTGTCGATTCAATGTACCCAATTACACGGTACGCAACTGATGTTCTTGCTGTTGTTGAATAAATGACAGTTGCACTATCGGCAGCACCAAGACCACCTTCAGCCGTTGTGCTAATAAGGTTTGTCTCATCAAGTTGATTCCCGCCACTAATATTCACAGCAGCTAGTTCAATTGTTCCAGCGTTATTAAGGGCTATCACCACAATACGAGACTGTGTGGCACTTACTGTTCCAAGGGTTGAACCGCTTGAAATAACCAAGTTTGCAGGAGTTCCAGAAACAGTTGTAACAGTACCGCTACCTAATGTAGTGTTACGAAAATCTAACGCCAATGAAGTAGCTGAAATCGTCATTGCATTTCCTGCTACAGAGGCAGAAATTGATTGGACTTGCTTGTAAGGTATGCTTGAACTTCCCTCAAAAGCAAATGACCAACTTGCAGCAGTTGTCCCTGTAATAAGAATACAAGTACATTTAACAGTTGCACCAGCAGGAATTAACGTAATTGTGTTTGCGCCACTTGATTGAACAGTTACAACCCCAGTTGAGTTGTTGACAATCAAATAACTGAGTCCAAGTGCAAGTGTGCTTGTAACAGGCAAAACAACTGTTTGAGTTGTTGTACCAGTAAAGAACTGTTGGTTGTTACTAGCAGAAGTTAATGTTGTTGTTCCAGCGGCTGTTGCCGTAGTGGTGTAACCCAACTTAATATTGTCAATAACAGGCAACACAACATTGCTTAAAGTTGTCACTCCTGTAGCAGATAGTGTTGTGAATGCACCTGTACTTGGAGTAGTTGCACCAATGGTAGAACTATCAATAGTTGAAGTTGTTATTGTTGCGCCTGTCAAGGTTGGACTTGCCAAATCTACTTTAGTTGCAACAGCAGTTGCAATATTTGCAAATTCAACATTGAGCTCAGTACCCTTAACAATCTTTAAAGGATTACCAGATACAAGTGCATCCTTGGTTGCAAAATTTGTTGTTTGTGTATAGTTTGACATTTTTTCCCCTATGCAATCTTGCCATTTTTGGCTTGAAGTTCAATCTTTTGAATGGATAACTGACTGTTGTTTATATCCATTTCAACACCTATTTGAACAATTTTTCCCTTACTAGTTGCATTTGTTTCTATTGTTGTTAATGCAACTCCAGATGTGTAATATGCAACTATTGTGGCATTTGATCCATATTCAGCAGTACCATATTCAGCAGTTGTTTGAGTAGGTATATTTACCTGTGATGAGTAATAATTTCCCGTGAAATCATATCCCCACTTCAGTGTTACTAATTGATTAGAACCACCAACAACAATGACCTTTATCTTCTTTAAAATAGAGGTGACATTTATATCACCAAGGTCAGAATTGTTTGTATAGTATGCCAATCTATATGACGTTGCATCATCCAAGTATGTGCCGTATTTTCCAATATACCCATTCTTGCCAATCAACAAATCACCATTACGCCTTGCACAAAAAGATGTTGGCTCAATACTGTCCCAAATTGTTGACCTAGAAGAACCATCTGGCATGATTCCTTTTGTATCAAATGCGTAAACGTATTTTGATACTGGAAGATTTAACAAGTAAAGTGCATTTGTTTCAGAATATATAGCTTTAATATTTGATGCAGTTTCAGCAGAAACAGCACTCATTAAATCATTACGAACATTCTTAGACAAATCACGTTCAGGGGATGATTTCTCCTGAATAGTCCTCATCAATGATCTAACACCACTGTTTGACAAGAAAATAACGTCTGTGCTAGTTGTTTGAATGCTATCTCTAGAAATGCAACCAATACCCTCTACAGTATCACTAAGAACCATTGAAGATGGCGTAGTAGCACCAGAATAAATTAAAATCTGACGTTTACCAAAGATAAATAAAAACCCATTATGTGCCGCTAAACCAGTAATTTCATCAGCACCATTAACCCATACATTATTTACATTAAGACTACCAGCCGTACCTGTTGACCAAACATGGCCTGAAATCAAATCACTGAAATAAACAGTTGCATTGACTGTCGTAGTATTTGCCGCCCACAATCTACCAAAAGCAGAGATAACAATGTTGGCATCAGGCACAGTAGCTACATAACCTGTTTTCTCAGAAACTCTACGATAGGTTGTAGTGCTTACAGCAGGGTCATAAATCAAAGGGTTATACCCTGATTGAAAGAAGTATGTGATGCTGTTAAGGGATGCACATTGCCAGTTATTAGCAGTAATAGTTGGTGCTGTTCCACCACCACCATAAGTCAACTCAACAACAGCATTAGACCCGTCAAGTTTAAACAGCTTGTTGTTGCCAGCAAATAAAACAGTCAAAGTCCCATCTGCTTGCACTAACTCATTGATGACAGTCACATCATTTGCACCTAAAGTACCACTTGAAGAATTTACTCTTGAGTAACCCTTGCGAGAACCAATCCGTCCATACTGGTCAATGATTGCATTTTGAGCAACTAAAGCATATCCAAGAGACAAATCAAGAGGCGATTCTTGGGTATTCAACCCCTGAAAGCCGGGGGCTGTTAAAGAATAAGTCTGTAGTGCTTGACTCATGTCGCAACAAACTCTTGATTTTCAGGGTAGCGAGTGCCTTCCAATGCAATGTAATCAGCCAACATAGCTTTGTAAAGCAAATAAGCCTCAGATGAAGACAGGCCGCCATCTTCACCACGTTCTACTAATGCACGGGCATAAGCATTCTGAGACACTAAAACATCACTCACGAGTACAACTGTTGAGCCAGATGAGAGTGTTGCTTGTGGAACTGTCAAAGCAAACTTGATTGTGTATACGCCATCAGGGATTGGGTATAAATTGACTTTAGTGTCGTAGCTGCCATCAACCCCATCAAAAGCAAATTCAGTAGGGATTGAGTTGACCAGTGGCGTAAAGTTCAGTTTGCGGTTCATATCCACAAAACTAATATTTAT